GATACAGATCAGGTGCCGGTTTACTCGACCGATAACGGCGACGCTCGCAAGGCTTCGCTGTCGGTTTTTAAAACGTATATCCTGACCGACGCGGATTTTACCGACGCGACGTTTACGAACGCTGTTCTGATCACGCCTGATATCGGAACTCCATCGGCGGGGAATCTGATTAACTGCATCGGCCTGCCGCTAACGACGGGCGTCACCGGCGTTCTGGCGCTGGCTAACGGCGGATCTGGCGCGAGCACGGCTAACAACGCGCTGACGAATTTCGGCGGAACGACGGTTGGTAAAGCTGTGTTTACGGCGGCGTCCGCAGATGCTGCTCAGACGGCGCTGGGAGCCACGACCGTTGGTAAGGCGGTATTTATTGCAGCGTCCACCACGGACGCTCAGAACGCGCTAGGAGCCACCACAACGGGCAAGGCGCTGTTTATCGCTGCCAATGCTGCGGCGGCACGTGCGGCCACCGGAGCAGCGGTTGCTGGTGCAAATAATGATATTACCTCACTCACTGGTCTAACGGTGCCTCTGGCAACCGTTGCGCTAACCTTCGCCATCGCGGCGGCACTCTAGGAGATAAATCATGGCCGTCACGCCAAATTCAATTGTTACGCCTCAGACGCCTATCGCGGCGACCGCCGTTGCGACGACTGCGAACACGACCTATACCGATAGCCCGACCAACACGGTTCAATTGTTAGCAGCCCAGACCAACGGCGCACGGTTGCAGAAGCTAACCGCACTGGCACGGGCTACGGTCACGGCAACAGAATTGCAGTTATACGTTTCGTCTGACGGCGGCACGACTAAGCGGTTTATCGGCTCTAAGCTAATGGCGGCTTATACCGTCGCAGCCACGACCGCCCAGACCGCTATTGACTTTGGTTACACCGACGCGGCACCGCTGATCTTGTCGTCCGCTGAAAGCCTCTGGGTTGCCATTGGCGTCACAAACACCGGTATCGTGTTCCGCACTGAAGGCTACGCCTACTAATGCAAAACGCCCCCACCATGCTAGGCCAAAAGATGATGAACCGGCAGGCCCCCTACAGGCCTATCGGCATGGTCGCGCAGGATATGAGCGGGAATAAAAAGGGTGGTGCAACGTATATGTCAGTTTCAGCATCTGTTGTGCCGACTACTAATGGTGTTTATGACGTTTACACTTTTAATGCCGCAGGAACTTTTACCGTTAATTCCATTGGGTCCGTGCCGGTTGATGGCGCGAGTGTATTAGCGTTGGTGATTGCTGGGGGCGGGGGTGGTTCCGCTGGAGAACAAGGAGGCGGCGGTGCGGGTGGCTATTTAGAGAATACTGTTACTGTTACACCTCAAACCTACGCCGTTACTGTTGGCGGGGGAGGTAGAGGCTCCGGACCGCAATCTACAAACAACGGATCAAATAGTGTTTTTTCTACATTAACGGCCATTGGTGGCGGGTCGGCAGAGATTGGCGGAAGCGGCGCGGGTAGCGTTGGCGGATCGGGCGGTGGGGGTTCCGGCGGTTCTGGGGGCGCGGGCACTTCCGGCCAAGGATTTGCGGGTGGCGCTGGACCTACCGTAACCTTATATAGTGGCGGTGGCGGCGGAGGTGCGGCGGGTGCTGGGGGCGCTGGTAATGGCGCTGGTGTTGCCGGAAATGGTGGGTTAGGGGCAACATCATCAATAAGCGGCACTGCAATTCAAAGGGCAGGAGGCGGTGCTGGTCAGGGCGCTAGTATTGATGGAACCGCAACGGGAGGCGGAGGATATGCAGGATTTCCACCCCCCGCAAATAAAGGAGGGGGTGGATCTGGTAATGCTGGCGGCTCCGGCGTAGTAATAATCCGCGTTCGAGCGAGGGCGTAATGGCGCATTTCGCACGGTTAGACGCAGCCAATGTCGTGACTGAGGTTTTGGTTGTCGATAACGGCATCCTCGAAACGCCAGAGAACGAACAACTTGGCATCAAGTGGCTTGAAGATTTCGACACCCTACGCGGGATTGAGCCTGCACGGTGGGTGCAGACAAGCTATAGCGGCAAATTCCGAGGGCGGTATGCTGGGATCGGGATGATCTATGACGCCAGTCTGGACGAATTCATCGCCCCAGAACCGGCACCGCTAGACGAAAACCCCATTTTACCGTAAGGTTGCGCCATGCCTACGATCAACCAACTCACCGCTGTCGATACAGTCACCGCTTCGGATTTGATTCCGATCTGGTCGAGCACTGACGGTGACGCTCGCAAGGCTTCGGCGGCGACGTTGAAAACCTATCTGACGGGCGCTGTCTCGGTTAACGACGGTCTGATCACTCAAACCGCGTCACCGGCTGCGACGGCGTTTAATATCGCTGTCGCTAAACCCGCGACCTGGCTGATCATCACCCCTGCCGCTGTTTACGCCACAGGTACAATCACGCTACCGTTTTTCTCAGACGTTCAAGGCGGGCAGATTGTCCAGGTCAACTGTTCGCAAGCCGTCACGGCGCTGACGGTTTCCGGCAACGGCGCAACGGTAATTGGCGCACCGACCGCGTTGACCGCTAATTCATTTTTCACCATGCGATATCGTGCCGACACGTTGGCTTGGTATCGGGTAGCTTAGGAAACACGATGGCTATTCTCGCACCCTTCCAGCCTCGCCGGGGCCAAAATCTTACGGCAACCCCTGCCGCATCGTCCGCGTCTGTCTCGCTTGATTCGCAGGCTAAGTCGGTTCGTCTAGTGAACAACGGCGCAAACATCTGCTTTGTGCGGATCGGCGCTGGCGCTCAAACGGCGACAACGGCAGACATGCCGGTTCGTGCCGGTAGCGAGATTGTCGTTTCCAAGGGCGACGGTGACGACACGCTCGCGCATATCTCGGCGGCTGGGACAACCTTGTATATTCAGACGGGCGAAGGCGGTATCTAACCGTGACGCAAATTCCGATTCTAAACGGGATTTACACCGACAACGGCCCGGACATTCGCACATCATATCCCGTCAACCTCATCCCGGTTCCTACAGTGTCGGGTATTTCGGCGGGATATCTGCGACCGGCTGACGGTTTAGTCACGTTTGGATCTGGGCCAGGTATCGACCGGGGCGGGATCAACTGGCGCGGTGAGTGTTACCGCGTTATGGGAACATCGCTAGTTAAGATAGCCTCAGACGGCTCAGTTTCGACGCTTGGCGACGTTGGCGGATCTGGGCTGGTTACGTTTGACTATTCGTTTGATCGGCTGGCGGTGGCTTCTAGCGGGTTTCTTTATTATTGGGATGAAACCACGCTCACGCTTGTGACTGATCCCGATTTGGGAACAGTTATAGATTTCGTTTGGGTCGATGGTTATTTTATGACCACAGACGGCGAGTCGCTGATCGTCACCGAATTGAACGATCCGACGCAAGTTAACCCGCTGAAATACGGATCATCCGAAGCCGATCCTGATCCTGTTGTCGCGCTGCTGAAAGTCAGAAACGAAGTCTACGCGCTAAACCGAAACACCATTGAGGTGTTTGACAACGTGGGCGGCGATTTCTTCCCGTTTGCACGGGTCGAGGGCGCTCAGATCATGAAGGGCTGCGTTGGCACGTTTGCCTGTACAGTTTACCTCGACGCAGTGGCATTCCTTGGATCAGGCCGCAATGAAACCATTTCGGTGTTTTTGGGTGCTAATTCAGGCACGGTTAAGATTGCGACACGCGAAATTGAAGTGTTGCTAAAAAGCTACACTGAAGCGCAATTGTCCACCGTAAAGATGGAAACTAAGGTTGACGAGGGACACCAACACCTTTGGATTCACCTTCCAGATCGAACCATCGTTTATGACGCAGCGGCATCGTCTGCGCTAGGTCAGCCTGTTTGGTTTACGCTCACGACGGGCGTGACGGGTTTCTCTGAGTATCGGGCGAAGAATCTGGTTTGGTGCTATGACAAATGGCTAGTGGGCGACACGGCGTCAGTTAATCATGGCTATCTTACCGACACGGTTTCATCCCAGTTTGGGAATATCGCACGTTGGGAATTTGGAACGCTGATCCTGTACAACGACGGGCGCGGTGCAATTATCTATGACCTGGAACTGGTCAGCCTCACGGGTCGGGTCGCGTTTGGGCTAAACCCGCAGATCGCCACGTCCTATTCGCTGGATGGGC